CCCAGTCACGATCACTTTGGGCTGTGGTGGCAGAGGAAAAGGAATCATTGTCATCCGTTTCCAATATTACAGTGATTGTTGAATCACTGCCTGCATCCGTCATGGCAGTTGTTACTGCGCACACGAGGTAAAGCTCACACCCAACACCGATGTTTCTGGGCGAACCCAGATCAACAATGTTGGTGGATGCGGCTGAGGCCGTTACAGCCTGGGCATCTGAAAATTGTAATTCTGCATCTACGTACATTTTAAATCTCCTTAGTTAAAAATTAAAAACCTTAGCTGACTGCTGACTCTGTTTCCAGGAGGGCATCAACCTTGCGAATTGGGATCTGGCGAAAGTTCGGCACCAATTTCCCATCAACCTCTTTGTACTGCATTCCGGCGGCTGCCACGTCATCTCGGCGTTGGATGTCGAGCATCTGCATGACTGTTCTGTTCATGTAGAATGCACAACGACCAGTGCTAAGTGATGGCAATCTGTGGATTGCTTTGATCATAAGGTTGATCAGGTCGGCCTGAGAACCACTGTTTGCAATCAAGTCAGAGATATCAATGTTCGGGATACGAACAACATATCTCCAATCTCTCAGTGCAACACCGCATTTCCACTGCCATTTGTCCTGATAAACATCGAGACGTTTTCCAGCAGCGGAACCACCGGCAGTCTCAATTGTCTTTTCACCCTTGTCCTCATGCTGTAATCCAGCGTTGGAACCTTTTGGAAAAATACCGTGACAAGTTCTGTCACCCCAACAAACCAACCATACAGACGTGTTGTCTGATCCGGCGCCGCCACCATCAATGACGTTTTGGCTGTTGTCGGCAGAACTGAGATCAGAGTATCTGGCTGCCAATCCAGTAAACTCCTCAGGCGCTGTGTTGCTGTTTCCGTAGAAAAGCGTGGACGCCATCTCTTGGTTCATCGCCTCAACAAAGGCTTGGGCCTCACTCAATCGAAATTGAGCAGTGTTCCCGTTCAACATTGCCAGATCTTTATCGACCTCGGACCATGCTTCCATGATTCCACAGGCCTCATCAATCTGAGCAGTGGTTGATTTGGATGTACTCACACCCTGGTTCAACAATTTCCATGCAACAGTCGGCAAGCCGGTGCGCACAGTTGTTCGGTGACCAGTTGGCAGGTTGCCCTCAACCCACAACATGTCATCCAAAATTTCGTTGGTTTCAGCCAACAGCTCCACGATCATGGGTACTTTCCCGTCGGGATCTTTTCTTTTTGCCCAGTCTGCGAGAGTCAAGGCGTTTGCTGATAAAGTTGCCATTTAAAATCTCCTTATTATTGGTTTACGTTTGATGGATAAAATTGTTCGGCCACGGATTTTTCACCACGACTGTTTTGGCCAGACTTGACCTCATCAGCCTCCTCCATAGCTTTCCCAATGCGTGCAAACACTCTAACAACTTCTGGATGGTTTCCGTATCCCGTGGAGTCAAGATCCTCCATGAGTTTATCGGTTCCGTATTTCTTGACAGCTCGCTTGGCGTATTCGACAGATCTCTTGTAATTGTCGCCACCAATTTCCTTGTCAGACTTTACATCCTCTCTCCATTGTTCGGTTGCTTGCCTGTGTTCATTCTGAAGGGTTTCAAGAAAAGCACCCATTGCTGAATTCTCATCATCGACCAACTTCTGCGCAGCCTCCTTACTGAGTCCTTGCTCTTTTGCGAATTGAGCAATCCTCTCCATGTCAGCGTCACTGAGTCGTGATTCTTTTGGTTTCTCAAGAGCAATCTCATCATCACCCTTTTTATCGTCACCATCTTTTTCGTCATCAGCGGTGTCATCTTTATCGTCCTCACCATCATCCTGACTGTCATCAGCGCCCTGGTCGTCAGTTGATTTATCATCATCCTGATCCTTGGAATCCTCATCATTGTCATCTGATGAATCATCGGACTTGCCGTAAAAAGCATTCTGCAGTTTTTCATCATTGTACTGCTGATCATTTTGCTGATCGTCATTTTGAGTGTTGTCAGCGTCTTCAGTTGTGACTTGCGACTGCTGATCATCTTGCTCAGACATGAACATCTCCTTTTCCCATGTTTTCAGACTGCATTTGCAGCCATAGTTTTTCGTCAACTTCTAGGATCTCAGACAGGAACCACCGGCCCACATCTGATCTCCCTATATTTCTATTTTGTTCAGAGCCTGAATGTGCGTAAGGAGATGAGAACAGCCCACAGTGTGAGAGTAATCTCCACGCAACTCGGCGTCCCTCGGCTGAATCGAGAACCACTTTCAAATCATTGACGTGATTTTTCTCGGCAAGTTTCTCAACCCTTTCAGCGTTTTTGACCTGTTTGGAGCTGGCAGCATTTTTCACGAGAGACTTATCCACCTAACAACTCCTTTAAAGCGTTCCCACCATCGCCAGTATCCGTCTCAGACAACGTCTTGGCTGTTTGAGCAGCCTCATTGGCTTGCTGCATTTGAATCTGCTGTGCCTGAGCCTCAGCCCTCTGAGCCCGTATTGCGGCGACATCATCATCAGATCTCACAATACCCTGCGGAACACTTGTCAAATCCGCGTAAATATCAATCAGTTGATCGCCATCAATCTTGTCAGCAAGTGCTGGCTCTTGGGCCACTAGGTTTCCAGCAAATCCTGTGAACCTTTCAACCCCACTCAATCCTGCCAGCTTTTGAGCTTGGGCCATAATTGAGGTGTATTCGACTTTTAGATCACGACCAGCAATCTCCTCAGGAGGAGATGGAATCAGATCCTGTTTGACCATCAATGCAAATGTATTGTCGATCAACGGATCAAGCATGTCCTGGTTGAGCTGCTCAAGAACAGGCCCCAAAGCCAGTAGCTTTTCCTCATGCCTTTCCTCGATTTCACGGGCTGTGATTTGACGCCTATCACTCTGGGCCAGCATCAAAAACAGATCCTCATACATGCCTCGTGAGATTCTTTGTCTCACCTGCTGGTTTACGTTGTCCATTAGGTCAACTCTGAAATCGACTTGGTGGGCAGCTCTGAATCCAGCCTGCCCATCTCTGACGTCAGCATAAGTGATGTCACCTGGCAGGATAGATGCCTTGGCATTTCTCAAGGATGTGGGCGCAATCATAGGCGGGTTGATCATTTTCTCAACTGCCTGCAGGAGTCTTTTTGATCCTGTCTGAAGTTGCTTGATGTCCCCAATGGTTGTGAATCCAGGACAATCTGTCCCATACACATCCTCACCTGTTATCTCCCACCTGGGCGCAAGAACAGGAAAGTAATCATAACCTTTTTCGCTTAAGAATTTTTGATCATCAATACCGGCAGCCCAATTGCCCTGCTGGTTTTCACTGAGCACACCCTGCTCATAATAGACAGAGATGTATTTCTTGTATTTTGATTCCAGCTTTTCAGGATCCCACTTTTCGTTGGGCGCAATGACGTGAACAATATCAGTCCAAGCCTCATAGTTGGCAGCATTCCAAAGTGATTTCACTCTTGTTGAGATATTGGTCCAGTCTATTCTTGTTGGATCCTCAGGGTCAGTCATCCCGAACTTTTGGACAATCTGACGGACTGTCATCTGGAACTCTCTGATGAATACATCAACTTCGAGCTTATCATTGTTCGCCAGGTAATATGATCCAATGGGGAAAGGATAAAACCTCACAACACTGTCAAAATCCTCCTCCATAAGAAAAGCTGCTGTCCCAAAAACACCGATATCTCCGTACACGATGGGCAACACATTGTAGAGGTTTGACTTCAGAAAAATGGTTTTCATTCGATTTGTTACTGTATCGAGCCACTGCTTTACTGCTCCGCTTTCCAATATTTCTTGATCAGGAACAGACAGCCTGAACCATGGCCTGGCTGGTGATGTGATTCCACTCATCATTCCAGCTCTCAGAGTTCTGGCCGCCAGAGTCGGTGTGGTGTCGAGAATTTTTAAGTTTCTACGGTCCCCACGGTTGGCATCGGTTACAAAAAAACGACCACGGCGAGGTAATATATAGTCATTACAATCACGCCACTGACCCTCAAATGAGGATCTCTCGATGTGGAGTTGATGCCTCAACCTTTCAAACCGCTGCCTGCGATAGTAAATGTTTTTCTCGTAAGGATCGAACACAGTGGGGCTTGCCAAATTATGCTCCTAATAGAGATTTGCCGCCGGCATCACCCAGCAACGCGTTGATTGCATCACCACCACCGGCAGGATCAGTGAGGAGCGTTCCACCTTTTTGACCGGCATCAGATCGTGCCGCCCTCTGCCTGCCAACTGCTGTTCGTCTCTTTTTCACAGCCTCTTTTCTGGCCTTCTCAGTTTCTTTTTGAGATTCGAGTTCAGCCTCTTGCTCTTTGGCTTTTTTGTCAGCAGCAGCGGCCTGAGCCCTAACTCTGTTGGCCTGCTGTCCTGCCTGCCTGGTCTGCTCTCTTATTCCCTCGACTGTATCGCCGACAATGTACCCAATTGCATGAGGTATAAAACCTGCTGAACCACCCATTTACATCTCCTTTAAAAAACTCTTTTCATTCAAATGAAACCCACGCTTAAGAAACGACCTGTCTTTTATTGGAGTATGCTTGTGGGTTGTGCAAATAATCCAATCAGCTTTTTCCTCACCGGCCTCAGTGTACGCATTCAAGAGCCTCAAACCAGTTTTTCCATGACGATATTCAGGCTTTACCCACCAGAACATTTGTGTGAGGGTCATCAAATTTTGGTTATAAATATGTGGAACCAGCATCCCAGCAATCAGACCAATGACCTCACCCTCTTTTTCTGCCACAAAAAAAACATGCTCTTTGATCAAGCCTGTTACAATATTGTGTGAGTGAACCTCATCGTTTCCATATAGTGGATGTTTTGAATCATAAAAGTCAGATGAGTCCTTGAGTTGTTTCAGGATTACAGGCGAGTCATCCAATGTTGCTTTTCTGATGATGATCGACAATTGAGGCCCTCTCTATGATTCACCCTATCAATATCGACAATATTCATTTTTTATTCAAGAGTTGCTATTTGCGATACACCCTGATCAGTCAATCGGATTCCACTCGGTATGCAATTTGGCGAGTGGATCAAAGTCTGAGTCCTGCTTTTGGAGTGCTTGCATGATTCCCATGGGAGAGTTTTGGGCCGGCATGTCCGGCATGGCAAACGTGAGAGCCAATGCATCAGCCCTATCCGGTGAAAATCCCAAACGATCTTTGATTTGATCTTTGGATTCCAGGATGAATTTTCCATTTTTAAATGAGTATGTTGGTGCCGCCAGTTCTTTTTTGAGCGTGTTGCATCTGGTCAACATTCCGCCTCTTTTCACCCAGTCGGCCATGGAAAACCACATCTCAGCACGTTTGTTGTAATATCTTGGATCAATCGATTTGCCTGCAAACTGGACTTCAATCGGAGAGTGTCCGGCCTGAATCATAGAATCAACAACACCTGCACCGTACCCACCAGTACCGTCCACACACTCAAGCTCAGATCCCCATTTGATCTTGGCTTGAATCACGCGAGCAGCTATGTCACCAGTTCTTGCCTTAGGCATTAGTGCATACTTGAAAGCCCTCAAGCCCTGCCTTGGAAATATAACTGTTTTATCAAGACCGAACCTGGCCACATCCACACCGATTCTTTTTTGTGACCATTCATATTGATCCTCTCGGTATGCCTTATTCATGGCATCCTCAATTTCATCCACACTTAATAATGTGTTGATCGAGGTTTCTGGGAATCGACCGAGAATATAAGACATGACCCATGGATCATCACGGCCATACGTTTTGATCTGAGTTCTCGCCCATTCAATATCAATACGAGGTGACCTCTCTGGATCATCAGGGTCACCAGTAATTCTGATAACGCTCCATTGATCCGCAAGAATTGATTGAGCAGCATACAGCATCCCATCATGAGACGTTGGGTTTCCTGCTTGAAGGATTCGCCCAAACACTTTATCTGCAGTTGAAAGCGCCTGGTCAGCTGATTTCAATACAGTCGCTGGAATATCACCTGACTCATCAATTAGAAACAGGACATATTTGCTGTGCAGTCCTGAAAGCGTTCGGCCTTGCTCCTCAGCGTTGGCGGTTTTCGAGAAACTCCTGGCGGCCATGAACCATGTTGATGGATGATCTTTTGCGAATATCCTTGATTTGGTCCATGTGAAAACATTGGTGAGCACAGGAGAGACCTGTTGCCACTTACTCATCTCAGCCCAAAGGTTATCCTTTAAGTTATCTTGCGTGATAGAAATGGCCGCTGCTTTTGGGTGAACACCTGTCTCGCCTTGAGTAAGAAGGAACCACCAACCACACCAAGACAAAACTGCAGACTTACCAGGGCCAGCACAGGCCTGCAGACTCAATCGAAATATCTTGTAATCTTTGGATGCAAAAGAGTTTAACGCTCTTAACTGCCAGAGATCCGGCTCAACATTAAATTCTTTTTTTACAAATGAGACGATATCCTGCCGATATCCTCTGATCTTTTGTATGGCCTTGGTTCTTGAATCCATATATTACTGACTGTCCCACTGACCCATAAGATCAACTATTTCGCAGGTGTTATACAATCTATAACCTTTAAAAACGTCAGGAATCTGGGAGGCTTTGAATTTCATCACGGTATGAGTGCTGTCTTTCACAAGACTGTTATCGTCTTTATTTCCTGTAACGCTGAAAAACCTTTTGCATTCATTTATCATTTCCTCAGTCACGCTTGAATTCTCAACAAGACAGTAAGCCTTATCATCAAAAAAATGGCTCATGGCACATCTCCGTCATCGTAATCATCAGATTCCATATTCGTTAAGGTTCCATTAACTGAACCGATTTGATCCGTTTCTGTGGGAAAATTTGAATTGTCATTCAAGTACCACCATGAATCCAAATTTGCACTTGCGCTGTGGTTGTTTAGGTTCCCAGGTGATCCTGAGTTGTAAAGCTCAGTAACCTCAGCTGATGAAAGCTCTTTGTTCCAGACACTTATCTGGTTCATGTTTCCAGAGAAATGAAATGAAGTACCACGTCTTGCAATCATAAGATCTTGAGAGTGTGACCAGTCATTCAAACTGGCACTCGATGGCGATGCCTCGGCAGACGCATCAATATATGCCGTGAGGCCATTCATGTTTGATCCACCAGCATACGTAAAACAAATGTGATACCAAGTGCCAGCAGACAAAGTTGTTGATGCTGTGTAATTTCTCAAAGTCCCAGATGCCCTGAATTGTGCGAACAACTTACCTGATGAATTGTGCTGGAATGAATAACCATACACGTTTGCGTCTTGAGTTGTCTTTGCTATGAACGCTCTTTGAGATGAGAAGTTTGCAGCTTTCATCCAGAATGACCATGAGAATGCCTGAGCTGGTCCGAAATCATAGTTGTCACCGAGATTTATGTACTCATTGGACCCATCAAACAAGAGGCTCGCAGGGTTACTTAATACAATCTCTGGAAATAAACTTTCACGATCATCCAATATCTGATCGAAATCCGTACCGACAACCTCCACCGTGGTTTCATTTCCATTTGTCGATGTTCTTGTTATTCGCCATTTTGCCTCATCAGAAGTGGCATCAAGGTCAAGAGCCTCACCCAAGTACGAGAGCTGAGAGTTATCAACAATGGTAATTGTCTTTTTTGGTCGAGTATCTTGAACAACTGTATCCTGACCTCTTTTATTGCCCTTGTCGGTTCCTGTTATTTGAGAGTCATTAGTTTCATTTTTAGCATGAATCTGAGTGCTACTGCCCATCCTCATCATCCTCCCTAGATGCGTTAACCAAATCCTCAAGGGTAATCTTTCCTGAGTGCTGAACAGTCTCAGTGAGCATACCAATATACTTGCCAAGCATCTCAATGCCCTTTTCTTTGTTCCAGAGTTTCAGTTTTTTGTTCCAGCCAGTCTGTTCCCTGTCTCGACCTTTTCCTTCAAACTCCTCGACCACCTCGATGGATGCAACAAAACTGGCAACCTCATCTGGCCACTCATGAACAGGCTTGATGTTGCCCTTCTCATCAAACACTTTCCGTATATCAGATGACATGATCCGCTTGAGTTCAAGCAGCAGGCGGTCTTTGATCCATTCTTTTCGGTCATTTTGGCAATCCACCCAGCGGCGGCTGCGCTCCTTATCCTCCCTGAGCCATCCTGAAATGTACCCATACTCAGTCTCCATGACGTCACACCATTCAATCAGGGTGCCGCCAGACGCAACATGAGCGCAGATCCTCATCATGGTGTCTGCTTGATTTTCCTCAGAGGTGAGTTCCAAAAACTTCTCGTAACGATCCTTGGCCATGATTTGAATATCGGTTACAATTCACCTTTTTTCAAGTCATCTGGACAGCTTGCACTCCCAGATCCATTCCACATAACCATCAGGCAGGTGAATCACCAGCTTTGAGCCACACTCATAGGTGACCTCAATATTGCCAAATCTCTTGTCAATCTTATTAGTTACGGAATGCGCCCTGACCGCGTTGCATTTTGGGCATTGATATTCAGCCATGCCTTATCATCGGCAAACTGATGAATGGTGGCCAGTCCAGACAAGGTCCAGTAAAGGGGAGAGAATATGTCTTTTGGAGGAGACAATGGCCAACCCACCTGGCCGACTGTGGATATTAGCCGTGCGTGATGGACTTTGTCACCATCATCTGGGCTTGCTCAAGATGTGTCCAGACAATTGACTGCCTGCGTCCTTCACCTATATTTTGATGGACCACATTGTAAAGATCTCGAAATGCGTTCCTGCACTGTTCAATCTTGGCTGCCTGTTCTTGGTTCACTTCTTTTGATTTAAACCATTCGTTTCTATCCTCACCCATTTTTATCTCCTTTTTGTTGATTCAGTTTTTGTTGCTCCTCTAATTATTCCCATCATCAGATAGGCCTGAGGTTCATCATTCCAAAGTTGAGGTGTCCATCCAGCGCGCTCAAGCGTCCAGTTGGCAGCGTGCAGACACTCATGAGCCAGTGACCCAATGTCTGTTTTCTTTTTCACCCAGATGGCGATGATGGCACCTTTTGGATGTTCCATCATTATGCAATGGCCAGTTGGCTCAACGTCCCTTTCGACTGTGTACGCATATTCAGAACTTAGATAGGCCTTGAAGTCAGACCATTTCCAGCCAATGAAATAATAGTAGTTCATGCACCAGGTCTCGCAGAACCAGTAATCAGGCTTGGATTTCACAGATCACTCACTTTCACAAATGCGTACACACCCTCATCAGGAACTGTGATTGTTGCCAGAATAAGGTGACATTTTGCACAACAAACATCACCCCAAATTTTCTCATCGTTGTGTTCATCTTTCCTCATCTGATCAATCCTCATTCCTTGTCCTGATCCGCAAATATCGCAGTATATTTTGACTGATTTATCTGTCACGACACAACCCTGCCACATCTTTTGCAGACCCACTCATGCCTTTTCATTTTACTGTGCGTGTGCTCAACAACTCTGTGGACATCATCGTGTCCTCGAATCAAACAGATCAACCAGGCCATATTGCACCTGCTAGTATTATAATACCAGTAAACAAACATAGTGATGCGACCAGCTTTTGGAATCCAATCTGGTGCTCAAACAAAGCGTCATCAAGCCTCTTTTTAAGGCTCTTGTTTAAAACCTCAACCTTTTTGTCGATCTCTGTTTTCATGTCTGGGAGTTTTGGCGGCGTGTATTCAACTCGACCAGGTGATCTCAGCGCAACCTCATCGAACTTATAATCATCAGGCAAATTCAGGGTACAATTTCCGCCACCACTAATGGTTGTTACAGTTATAAACTGCGTCTGCCTGAGATGTATCTCATCAAGAATGTCAATGAGAGCATCCTCAAGCTCATTGTTTGTCATCAGGTTCATCATTTGGTGTCTCCTCTAAATATAATAGCTTAATCATGTCGATGACTTTGTCTCTTGATTTCTTTGGCATCTTTTCAAGAATTTCACAAACTTCAATGAATGATGACAGCTCAGACCTGAGCATCTTTTCAACTGAATCAGAAAAACTTTTCTTTAGTTCCATCACATCCTCACCAAGAACTCGATCACGCTATCCTTGAATTCTGACAGTTTCTTTTTCAGCTCATTGACCTGTTTCTGCAGCTGACTGATAAGAGAGTCCCTGTGTCGTATCTCACGATCCAATGTATCTATCAGATCCAGCATCCAATACACAGACTTTGATGATGGGCTATCTCCTTTTTCCTGACTTTTCTTGATGGTGTAACAACGGTGCTTGTCAGATTGGGAGATCATCTAATCCCCTCCTCTTGTAATTTTCTATAGATATATGTCTTGAATATTTTCTTAAGTTTTTGGTCACCATTATTGGCCTGTATGCCAAGGTATAAATGAATCAACTCATCAAGCGAAAGTTTCTTACATCTTTCATGCAAGACTTGGATTCTACTGAGATCACTCATCATCAAAACCCTCATCATGATAGTTGTCATCATCACACTCAGCGCAAATGTAAAACTCTAAACTGGTATGGATATATGCATCAGGTGCGCCGCAGACTATACAATCTTGCTCATCAACGTCACTCATGGATGAACCCAAACTGCTTGTATTCTTTTTTCAGCTCTTTATATAGGACACGAGGATCACTGGCTTGCAGCTCATAGCTCCTGACATCAATGATGATTTTCTTTCCATCACCATCTTTCTTGCCAGTGTCATATTTCTTTTCATTCATGCTCGTGTATTTTCGGCTCTCCCTTGGATGCTTTTTCATCTTGTAACCCGCCATCCTTCTCAGGTATTTCGCTGTCTTGCCTGACATGATTTACTCCCCCATTAAATTTGATTTGATTTCTCTGATATTCGTTTTTGCAATCCTCATGGCAATGACCTGGCTTTCCGTTGATCCCAATGTTCCACCAATACCCTGAAAGGATTGGCTTGCCACACAGATCACACCACATGCCAGAGGATTTGATACTCATCAATACCCCGTCTTTTGCAGTTCACATTTATAATAAGAGCCTCTGATCTTCATAGACTCACCGCTCCTGATTGCATCATTTTTGATATCAGTTCCAATGATCATCCCAACACCAAGAGCAACTATTGAAAAGAGCAAGATCTCAATGACGTTCTGTTTGACTGGGATCACTCAGAAACCTCAACCTTTTGAATCCAATAATGAGAATCACCCTGCCACTTACCAGGAAATGCCATCTGATCATAGTGCAAGGTTACCCTTTCACCAGACTTGCTCGCTACCTTGATTGATTCAATTAGTGATTCATCGCGAACAGTGAACTCAAAGCAGCTGTCGGCTGATTCTGTCAGAGCCAAGCAGCCCTCCCATGTTTTTATGAGAAAGCCCTTTTTGCTGATCTTGACGACCTTCCCAGACCTCTCTCCCTCAGAGAAAGTAAACACTCCACATCCAGTCATCATCAATGCCATTGAAATTAAAATGTATTTCACTTAAAAGCCTCCTCGACCTTGTCCTTATATCGTTTTATCAATATCTGTTTGTATTTCTTTTCACTGATCCCAAGCAGGCCACAGATTTTCTTGGCATCCTTGAGTGGTGGCTCAGATATTCCACGTTCCCAATTTGAAACAAACTGAGGTGATGTGTACCCAAGCTCACGGGCCAGCTCCTTTTGATGAATGCGCTTTCCAGTGCGGTGAGTTTTAAGTAACTGAGAGATCATTGTTTTTCCAGCAATGCCAATATTGCACACGTCCAACAAAGAACCCCAACCCCCAGCATTGAAACCCGTATCCAGATAGGAATATCCTTATCAAAAAGAAACGCAACAGCATTAGCAGGATTTCCCATGCTATTTTTTGTGGCTATGAATATTTTTTCCACATCTCCTCCAATCACAATTATTTGTTTTATCTGTTGAACATGGATTGTTTGTCAAGTAGTTATGGTCAGACCCCAGCAGTTAAGGGCTGTATTCAAAGTCAGAAGTGAGTTCGGTCTTTTCCTTAAAGCTGTTGGGGTTTTTATGATCGAGCGGCGTGGGATAGCTGACTGGGAAATACGGGAATCTCTACGGAGACCTGCCCACTGGAGACACGCAGTAACGGTGTAGCGCCTTCACCGACGTGGATAGCGGTTAGTATGCAACCCTACCCTTAAAGCATATACACGGCATTGCCCCAGTCGCGCGGGGCCTCGATCACCTTTTACTGGAGGCAGGATGAATAAACCAGCAGAGCCGAGGGTGGCGTGGATGTGTACTAATGCTAGAGCAGCAGGGCAGACTTATAAACAATTTAATAAGCTAATAAATGATATGGGACTAAAGGGTGAGATACACGTTACCAGCCCAGATTTAAGAAAGCTCGAATCCCTACTGGATGAACTGGCGGGGGCTTTGGAGCGATCTGGCTTTCAGCACTATTGCCCACCATTAAGGCATGAATGTTATATTTGTGAAGCCCTCCAAAAATACAGGGAGTTTAAGGGTGAGTAAGCCACCAATGAAAATAATCACAGTTAAACAGCCATGGGCTCATCTGATTGTCCATTATGGGAAAGACATTGAAAACAGATCTTGGAATACACATTACCGAGGACAGCTGCTAATCCACGCCGGCAAAGGTATTTGTAAGCGAGGCATGAGGCTGATGCCCAAGGACGCCAAACAAGACATCATGATCCACGGAGCCATTATTGGAATCTGCAGGTTAAGCGATGTCCTGATGGATAGTTCCAGCCAGTGGTTTGAAGGTCCATGGGGTTTTGAGCTTGAGGGCGCGTATCCAATTGATCCTATTTATTGCAAAGGCCAGCTGGGCTTATGGAATCCAACGCCTGAGATCATGAAACATTTCACCTCATCCGAGTGACAGTCACCTGCCCAGGCGCTCCGTGGCAGACAAACCGCTTTCCCCTAGTCCGTCCATACCGATTGACCGCTGGCACCACCAGCTCAGGATGAACATCCACAAATGTCTTGGACTCACCAACAGCCAAATCAGTGACATCGTACTTAAACCTACCACGCCGCGGCGGACTCGGCCTGGGAACTCTCTTTTTAATAACATCAATCTCAAGCAGCTGCCTCATGGTGTTCCACTTGCAGTCATCCCCATCCTCCAAACACTTCTCATTTAAAGCGTTCAAAACATCCAACGGCACTCTAATGACACGGCTTTCCATTGAAATATCCTCCTAATTCAGCGCATTAAAAAGTGTAACTAACCCTAGTTACAAGATTTCCCCAGTAATTTCATGAACATGAGCCATTTGTAACTAGCGAAACCAGAATTCCCTATATATACCTTGCGTTTTCATAACGTATTTTAATGTAACGTTACACCTCTATTCGTTCTCTTCCCAGACCTCTCTCCCTCAGAGAAAGTAAACACTCCACATCCAGTCATCATCAATGCCATTGAAATTAAAATGTATTTCACTTAAAAGCCTCCTCGCCCTGATCGTGACTGGGAAAC